TAGCAGTAGGCCCGCTAGCATCGTGAGACCGTTTGTAACCCAGTGTACCTCTAGACTTCTCATGCGCATAACCAGACATGCCAGCAATGCCAACACCAGCGGCTAAAGCAGCCAAACCAGCAGAACGCACATTACGTGTGCGATTAACAAATTTTTTAGCTTTATTAGCGCCTTCATCAATCCTTTTTAATTGATTTTCATAAAACTTAGGGCCGACTTCTTTATTAGGTCCATTCAAGCCAACACGAACATCATGGCGGAATAACTTAACGTGCGTTGTAGGAGAATCAATAGATTGATGAATATTGTATTTCCATCGTGCTTTTTCTGCAGTAGAACGCAATTCATTATGCGCAGCTTTATACTGAGGCAAGCGACGATTAGCATCACCTGCTACCAAACCACCACCAACAGCAAGCCCGCCGCCAGCCATAGTTACATAAGGGCGACGAGAATCTTTTTTCTTTTCACTAACAGGAGCGCGACCAACTTCAGCCAAGCCACCATAACGAGACTGGTTGATTGTCATAACTTACCCTTTAACTTTCGCTCTTTAGCGTTGTTGTAAGCAGCCAAACCGCCAATAGCAGCGCCAGTCGCAACTAGACCTGCACCGGAACGAGTATGCGCTAGTTTTTTAGCAGGTGCCGCTGCCAACGCATTATCAGCCATAACTTGCTTACTTTTAGCATTTGCCAACTGACTCAACTGTTTATCAGCATGAAATTGACGATAACGAACATCACGTTTTTTACCACTAGCAACAGCGCTTTGCACACGCTGATTCATATGATTAGTAAGATTTTCTTCAAACTGAACACGATGCGCAGCAGCATCTGCTTGACCCTGAAGACGAGAAGGTAATGTGCGAGCACTAGTCATACGATGAATACCAGCAATACCAATAGCGCCACCTGCAGTACCAAGTTTTGCATTACCAGACATCAAAGGCTTTTTCTCTGGCACAGGATTGCCCATTTGATCGTATTGTTCTGCTTTACCTACAGCGCTAGCGCCACCAAAACGTGATTGATTCATAGACTTTCCTACACCTGATTCTTTGTAACTAGACGGAGTGCGGGTTTTATTGGCGTATTCTAAATGATTTTTATACATTTGTTTTGCTCGCTTGCCGTTTTGTTTTGATTCGTTAGTAAGCCAAGTCGCGGCTTCAAGAGATTCGTGTGGGCCACGATTAAAATATTCAGCTTGTTGTCTTGCAGAACTTTTACCATGTTCGTTAGCAATTATTCTGTATCGCAAAGGAGTCATAGTTGTAGGTTTGTATGTGCCTTTTTCCCTTGCAGCTTGAATAGCTCGACCAGCAGAAGGCAAACCTTTATTTACAGAATTCATAACTACACTATACTCCATAGACTTTTTAATAGGATGACCAAATAAATCTAAATCAGGATCATCTGGCTTTTTAACCACTTTGCGTTTAACAAAAGTAATATGCGTTTTAGGCGCAACCTCTTGCCCACGATGCGGATGAATAATACCCCACAGCGTAGGAGAATGCTCATAATGAACCATAACTCTTGTATTTCTAGAACCTTCACGATAAATAGCAGGCTGAGGAAAAACCTTAGATACCTCTTCCCAAGACTTACCAACACCAGATTCTTTAAAAGTACTAGGTGTGCCAGTTCTACCCATGTGCTTTATGTTTTCAGGATGTTTTCTCATCCATTTAAGTTGCTCTTGCGTCCAACGTATTGTTTCTAATTGTTGTTCACGAGTTGGAGTTCCATGAAGCTTGTAGTAAGCCTTCATTTCCGGACTAATATAACCTTTATTAACACTCATAGCAGCAGCTTTCTTCTTAGCATCAGCCTTAGACGAAGCACCCCATTTTTCAAGAGACAGCAACAAACGAGTAGGCTCGCCATTTGGCTTATGCTCTGGACCTGGATTACCACTCATACGAGCAAGAAAAGAAGCTCTACGTGGATTATTGCCAGCCTTAACCGGTGGCTTTAGATTATGACCTTCTGCCCTAGCAGAAGCACGACCTTTAGCGTTAAGACCACCTTCAGGGTTTTTACCTTCACTACGAGTCCAAGCAGGTGTATCAAACTTTTTAACATCTGTATGCGGATGCTCTTTATGCCAATTAGTAGCCGCCTTTACACCGCCTTTTACACTCTTAACACCAGCCATGTCAGACAAATTAATTTTATCGTACTTGCCATTTTGTTTTTTAGAACCAGCATGGTTAACAACTATGTCGCCATTCTTGTCTTCATAAATGCGATGAAGTTTGCCAGAAATCTTAAGAGATGCCGGTTCTTCTTTTTTAACCTTATTAGCCCCATAGCCAGCCCCACCCAATGTAGCAATAACTGCAGCATCTTTGCCAGCTTGACTGGTAGGGCGATACCGATTATTAACGACCTTAACATTTTTAGGATTAGCAAAAGCGTACACATCTCTAGATCCTTTATTTCCTTCAAATCTAGTATATTCGTCAGCCACGCCTTGATATCCGGCTCTAGTAGCTTGCGGAGTTTTTCCTTGTCTTCCCATGTCGGAAGGCAACCATTTGGAATTTTTAGGAACAGCAACTCTAAGAACGACTGATTTGCTTTTATCTTTTAATCCTTTTTGCTTGTCTTTACCAGAAAAAAACCCTTCATTTTGCGGATAAGTTGAAGCATAATATTTAGAACGAGTCATGTAAACGCCTGGACCAAGATGCCCTTTATTACTTAATGAAGAAATAGGTCTACCAGTTTTACTGCGCTGCTGTTCACTTCTAAGAATTTTTTCTTTAGGGTTTGCTAAACGAAAGCCTTCGCTTTTAATTTTTTTAGCAGACTCACTAGTAGTGCCAGTATAAAACTCGTTTTCTTTCAACGGCGCGTCTTTTAAGTAACGCATACCAACACGCGAAGAAGCAATCTTATCTAAACGAGCACCTTTACTAACAGCCATGTTGTCAATCAAATTAGGATAAGGACGACCAGCAGCTTTAGCCCTAGCTTTAGCCGACTTTTCTTTCTTTTTGCTCAAATGCTTATCCGACTTAGTAGGATCAGGAGTATCCCAAACAGGCTTATCAGCCTTACGCACAGGTAAATCCTTAAGCCTTTTAGTTTTACCGGCCCACTCTTTAGCCATCTCTGGCTTATTAGCAAACATCCATGCAGCTTGTGCTTTAGATTGAAACGGCATAATTAACCCTTAAACGAGCGAATCTGCCAAGCCCACTTTTGATGCATCTCAATACGGCCAGCAATAAAGTTACAAACACCCTGTTCATTGGCATCATTAGCCAAGTCAAAAACCTCAACTAAGTTAGCAATAACAGCATCATTAATAACGCCAAGTTCATAAATCATATCCATTGCTTCCAAAGGATTAACTTCACCTGTAGTCTTCAACTCAATAAAATCAGACAAATGAAACGGCGACTTGACATCAAGTTTGCGAAGAATCTCAGCAATAGAATCAATAGACTCATAAACATCTTCATAAATCTTTTGGAAGAACTTATGCAACTGAGCAAAATCAGAACCAATAACGTTCCAATGAAAACCATGAGCATGAAAATATTCGTTAACAACATTAGCCAAAAGCTTCTGTAGCGACTTAATTAATTTAATGTCCACGTTTCCTCCGGGTAGATACCCATCATACACTAAGGCTTTTTAGAGCTTATGATCTAATTCAACGTGCCTATCTAACTTTTCTTCAACGCGTTTAATTGCCCTAATCACATCTGGTAAAGAATCTCCGCCATTAGCATGAGGCTGGATTGGATAAGTCATTTGGTCAATGTAATGCTTAATCGGCTTAACAATAGTCCATTTAACTAAAATTCCACCTAAAGAAATGATAGAAACTAAAGCAAACGCTATCTGCCCGATAGCAATGATTTCCGTGCTCATAAAACTTATGACTTTTTAGGATCAACTGCTGCTTCAATAACAGGAGTTACTGCTTCGACAATTGGGGCTTCAGCGGGTGCGACTTTTTCTAACACTGGCTTGACTGCATCAATTAAATCCTGCAAAGAAGGCTGTTTGCCCTTACCAAAACGAGGATCATGAGGATTAAGAGCATCAATAATTACTGGAATAACAGCAGTAATGCCAAGCGCTACTGATGCAGGAAGATGAAACGAATCAATGGCGTCAAATGCAGTTGCAAGCAAACCACCAATAGCAACCTTTAAAATAGCAGCGATAGGACTAGTAGACAGCCATTTAAGAAAATTCTTCATAGGAACTCCAAAACATAGTAGATAACAATAAGACTAAACGCACAACAGCCCTAGCGCAATCACTAAGTCCAAAAAACTGTTACACCTTCATAAGAATCTTTAGTCTCTACTACACCTGTCTGAGCAAAATACTGTCCATCAGTTTCAAAAGAAGGAGTTATCTCTTTGAATTTTGCTGGCACGTACTCAGTCTTTTTAATACCTTCAGAGCCAGTAACCACTTGAGCGCGTTCAGCCGCATGATGAGCAAGCGCAAACGCAGCCACGTCATCTGACAAATGAGAATTCCAACCTCCACCGCCGTAAACCTCTTCAACAGTCGTTGACTTGTGCTGGTTATACGCAGGAGTATTGCGCGGCAAACGATACTTACCTTGCTCAACAGCAGTAACATAATTAGTCAACATCTCCGTACGTTTAGGTCCTGACATAACAAACTTAATAACACGCTCATCAACAAGATCATGAACCACATTACCAATACCTGTAGCATCATGGCACGCAATAGCTTGATAATCAGAAACAACCCTGTTGAAAGCACTAATCATTTCAGGCCAAGGCTTGCGATTAAAACGACGATAATACACAACACGACGTTTGCCATCATCCAAGCGGTAAATAACGATAACTGTCTTGTCTTGTTCTTTAGCCCAATCGGCACCAGCAGCATAAGTACCACCAGGCATAGGATGTTCAAATACCCATTCCTCATCATTACCAGCCTGCCTCTCATCAATAACTTCTAAGTCAACAAAAGCACGGTTAAGTTTATCCAAATCAAACGCACGAGAACCACCGGCAGGTTCACCCAGTTCATACTCAACGCGGAACATTTCAGCAGGAACAGACATGCGCTTACGTTCAATAAAGTCAGGGTCCATCCAACCATTAGGCTTCAATTGCTCGCGATAACACCATGTACGAACAGGCATACCCTTAGCCAAAGCCTCGTCCATAACAGACTGAAAAGTACCAACAGGGTTTTGCCAAGTAGACGAAGCGACAACCATTTCTTTTACCTCAATACCTCTAGCATTAGGTTTAGTCATAGCCTGACCCATAGCAGCGTCATAAATCTTACGTTCCATTTCGTCAATCTCATCCAGCAAAGTCATCTGAGGGTGAGGACCACGAACAGTCTTTTGAGATGCAGGTAGCGGACGAATCCAATTACCGCCCGTAAAAGTAATTTGAGTTTTAATAATTGACTCAATAGCGTGAACAGGAGCATTTCTGTACTGAGTAAGAAACTCAACATGCTCATGAATGTTTTGTGACTGAGCCATAGAGCCACCAAGAAGCGTTACGTTAATTTCAAGCAAAGCTGCTTTAGTCAAAGCCAAAAGAGCAAGCATGTATGACTTGCCTGTGCCTCGTGAACCATACCAAAGTACCCAGTTAAACTCATTGCCAAAGTAAGCCTCAGCAAATGCATCAAAAGGCGCTGTATGGTCTGGGCACACCTGAACCCTTGGTAGTTCTACTCCCCATAGAGCTTTAACTGTCCACCACAACTCTTCTTTATTTGTTGGTGGCCGTGTCATGCTAAAGACCGGAGAAACATCAGTCATTAAGAAACTTTTCCTCCAGTTTACGTAGAATTGCTAATTCTTCTTTATCTAACTGATAATCGTTTTCATCTAATTTACGATCACGTTCAGATTGACGGTTTTGGCTAATCAAAATAAAAGTTGACAGAACAATTGCTTCAAGACTAACGATAAGCGTCAATAAACCATAAGGGTACGGTTCAATGCCAAATCCAATCCAAACAAACCACCAAACTGAATGCAAAAGCAAAAACCGCAAATCACCACAAAAATTAGTAATTGCGTCGCTAATCTTATTTATTCGGTTCACGTTACTATCTCCCAGTAAAAGAATTCGATATCCACCATAGCAGTAAAAGACTTAATAAAATCCAAGACCCCATCGACCCGCCTTTCTAAATGTTTGACAATACAAATCTACATTATTATCCTATTTTTATGAATGAAATGGAACAATATCGACTCAAACCCATTGAGATTGAGCGATTATTTAAAAAAGCAGTAAGAGATGAAGAAACAGGCTGTTTAGTTTGGACTGGCACTTTATCTACCAAATGGAAACTCAAAGGCGTACCAAAAAAACAATATGGCATGGCTTACATAAATGGTAAGTTTCAAAAAGCTCATAGAGTTAGTTACGCATATCATCACAATGACGGGCTTATGCCGCGTAGAGATCAAATTATTATGCACTCTTGCGACAAGCCTACTTGTATTGAAGGTGATCACTTATCCCTTGGTACCTATTCGCAGAATTTACTTGATGCTTATGCACGAAACATGCGAACTTCTAATAAAGGTAAAAAGTACAAAAAAAAGAGTGTAAGGGCTGTCAGAAAGGAGTAACACCAGCCCTTACACATCTTTAGACTAACTATCTTTAACTGCCTAGTCAAGCAGTGGAGCAGCAGAGAGTCGAACTCTGGTCCTAAGCATTACCGGCATGCGGTCTTAATGCCTAGTCGATACCTTCCTGCCCCTTTTATTTATCTTACCAAAAGTTATGACCTGTCTTGTACCAATAAAACAAATCTGCTAACAAGAAAAGATTAAACAAAGCCCACACTGTTGTTATGCCAATAGCTAGAACAAACAGCAATAAAGCAAAATTAAACTTTTTTAGTTTCTTCAGAATCTTCATACAAATCATCATCAATCAATTGAATTGTCTTGCACGGATACGGTATTTGACATACTGCACATGTAATTGGTACATGCGGACTGCGTTTTTCTGCGTGATGCAACTCACGGATATGCTTTACAGCCTGTCGATAAGGATGTTTCTTTATCATGAAGGCATAGTGCCTAACTGAAGAGTCTCATCATTGTAGACAGAAGCCCAGCCAAGATACTTCTTACCCCAGTGAGTAACGAACCAATCCCAAGCGACTTCACCAACATAGTTAGTTACCGGAGCGTCAGTTGAAATGACAATGCCCTTTTTATCTGACTGCATGACGACGTGCCCATACAAGCCCCCATCGTAAAAATGAACGGCCCCTACTGGAGCGGTCTTTGGATCAGAATGTTTAGCAGCTTTAGGAATGT